ACATACTTTATAATAGCACCAGTTGTAGCAATAATCGAATTGAGTGAGTCACCGGCTTCAATTACTACGCATGACGAAAACTGGCGCTGTGGAGTGCGCAGGCCTGCCATGATTGGTGTAGGCAATGATATCTCAAAGTTAGAGACTGCATCATACATGTCCTTAATCCAACAAAGTCTAATTTCCTTTGAGTAGTTTGCAAACAGTGTCATAGCGATTAGCATGAAAGCCATCTGCGGAGTTTCGTAGAACTGCTTAGTAGCGCGATTCTTTACAAGATACTTACCGCGAAATTGTTCCATGCCAGCATATGCTATGCTGAAGTCGCGATCATGGTCAATATGCTTGTTGAGCCACTCAAATTCGGCAGCGTCATACTTGAACAGAAGTTCACTATCGTAGTAACCAGCGTTAACAACACGATGGTAATGATCAAATAAAGAGCATGGCTCTGGCTGCGCATAGACTTCTTTTCGTAGATTGTAATTGATCAAACGAGAAGCCACATACTGATAGTTTGGCATGTCCTCGTCAATCAATTCGGACGAAGCCTTGATCAGAGTTTCATGGATGTCCCTAGTCTTGATCTTGTCGTAAAACTGAACCCGAGACTTGATTTCTATCTCAGATGCGGAAACTCCAGTAAGGCCTTCACAAGCCCATTGGACAACTCTATGAAACTTTTGTAGATCGAGAGGCTCAAGCCTCTCGTCTCTTTTCGTAACTCTGATCATTTATTACCTCTTTATTGATTGTTAGTTAGACGTTCTTCAACGTCCATACGATACTGTCTCCAGCCACGAAAATTCTTGTAGTAAGAATCATCTTCTTCAGCCATTGCTTGATGCTCGGTTGGTGACGCATGGATCGGTACCGATCCAACTAACTGGTCATGAAGTCGAATGTCCTTATCAATGCTAGGCTTTACGCCATCGTGCGTCAGATAAGAGACTCGTGCGCAACGAGCGGTTGAGATCTTGAATAGAGTTTCTAGAGCAAGCTTACCATCAATATATGCCTGCTCTTCTTCATCAGTAACATATGGGAGATGCAACTCACGGTACTGCGGAGTAGAGTTCTCCATAGCTGCAAGCATCTCAATGGCTAGCTCGCGAATCTCTGGCTGAGCATCTGCATGGTTGCGTAGCTCAAAGAAGTTATCCCAATCGGTAGCGGTAACAATGACAGAGATGTATTGCCACGGCTCGAGCAGGCGATTGAAAGTTTGCTTGTGTGGCTTAGAGATCTTGTTAACGGCCCAGACAGCACCGCAAACCATACGGCCAGTCCACTTCCAAGTCTGCTTGGCAAACCAAAGCTTAAAGCCGGTCAGTTCAGTCTTTGCCTGCATCCCAGGATTGTTAGCACCCCAGTGTGTAGGACCAGCAGGATCATTCCAGACTTGCTTGAGGAATGTCATAATGGGAATGGCGCGAGAGCTAGATGCATTACGGCTAAACACTCGGTGTGTCATAAACTCACCATGGATGCCACGCCAATAACGTAGCTGCATGGTGGTCAGGCGCCGGCCAGTACGTGGATTTAGCGAATCCTTGATGATCTTTACTTCACACGCCATCAGTTGGCGCCTCCGCATGGTCTACAATGGCTTGCTCAGCCGCATCGGTGAGAACCTTGAGTAGACCAATCTTTGCCATGGCTTCAAGTGCAGCTCGATCCATATCAATGATCATCATTGCACCGTCTTCATCGTCGTGCTCAACGATGTTGACTACTTCAATCTTCATGACTTTCTCCAAATATTAAATGCAAGCTTAGCTCGCAGATCGTTGTGTGTATTAGTATCTATGATGTAGCGAACGAAGTCTGCAGACATGCCTTGCATCACCATCTCGTTCACATCCTTGTGCACAAGATTAGTTGGCCATATACAGACATTATAACCATTGAGAATGGATTTGTCAATCTTTTTGACAGTATCCTTGTTTCTAGGTTCGTTGTCGTAAACAACTACCATGTTCTTCTTAGGAAGACCTACAGTCGCCGAAATTAGATCACCACCAGCCGTAGCAATTGAGTTGGGGATGAACATAGAATCAATCGGTCCTTCAAATACGTAGTACTTTTTGTTATAGTCAATAGCGTCAAGACCATAAATCTTTTGTACGGACTCGTCATTCACGATAGTGATGTATTTACTGGCCGATTTTGGGTCAAAACTACGACCCTGGAATGCATGCATCTGCTGCTTGTCGTTGATGAACGGGATCAATAGCCGTGACTCATCGTACTTGAGGGCTTTCTCATCAAACTTTTCGGGCACTACTGAGTTGGACCAAGCAAAGAACTTGGGACAATAGAACAGCTTAGCATGATATGGTGTGGGGATCTTTCTCTTGTCAACTACTACCTTAGCAGGATGATTGGCTTTTAGTTGACTGATCTTCTTCAATCCAGCTAGTGGACCAGACTGAAGGAAGACAGGTTTGCGCATCTTGGCAACAAACTCTTCCAACTCCACTTGCTGTGGAGTCTTATTCTCTTTAAGGCGCTCGAGGTTGAACTCGGAGTATGAATTGAAGTCAAAGTTCTTAAGAAAAGTATCAAAGCTATAAGTGATGCTACAATTGTGGCAATGGTATAGCGTCTTATCCTTCTTGGTGTAGATGAAGCCTCGAGCCTTGCGTTTATCGGCCTCAGAGTCACCACAAAAGGGACAACTGAAGTTGATCAATCCACCAGACTTACGTTTGTAGTTCCTAAGCCTTACCGATACAAGACCTAGGTACTTCTGTTCCAACCAAGTCATCATGACAACTAACTCTCAATTCCATCAATTCATAGTCTCATTATACACCACCTCATGATGGAATGTCAACTACTAGCGGAAAAATTTGCTCACTAGTATAGGAATTAGCCATGATGCAACGGACACTACACCCATGGCCATCCAGATATATTTTTGGAGAGATTCAATTTTTGTATTCTGCTCGTCATGCTGGACTTTAGAGTTATTACGGCTGGTTTGTACTTCAGTCCGTAGATCATCATGCATGTCTTTGAAGCGCTCGTCAATTTCGCCGCGGCGCTTTTCAAACGAAGCAATCAAGTTGTCAATCGTCTTTTCTTGATAGTTAATTTTTTGCTCGTGGACGGCGAGCATCTTGGACACATCAGCAGCAACACCAGCTAATCTTTGTATTGCTTCATCTATTTTAGAAAATCTAGAATCTTCTGGTGTCATTTTGGAATACCTGGCATTGATCTTTTAAGCATTGGAAATAGGACCCGAAGCTTCTTTTTCTTCTGATGGACTCCAGGTTCGCCTTTAGGTCCTACTCCTATTCCGTCAATACTACCAGTCCCAACATTATTGAGTGGCACAGGAGACTGAATGTCTTCCTTTACGTTATCCATTCCTTATCCTCCTGAGCGCATTTACTATAGTTTGGTCTAGTGGTATTTCGTCCGTATTAACTTGAGTATATTTACCAACGTTGTATAAAACCGTAGGAAGAGCATTTAGTAATATCAAGAAAGGCTTAATACAGTGATATTGCTTTTCAGTCTTCACATAAAGTATCTTTGCCAAGTGAACACCAAAACAATTATGCAAGGTAATCACATGATTTAGAATTAGTCTTTCTTTTAACTCACCAGAGTCTTCATATTTAGTCAGCAACTTTTTTATATATCGGATCCGACTCAAGTCTTCTAGAAATTCATCTGAACTCTGCATTCCAGGATTATCATAAACCTTGGCACAATATACTAAAAAATTTTCTTCTGTGAGTCGTTCCTTAATCAAATCTACTACCAGGTCTCAGTGAGAGTAGTCTTAGCCCACCTATTATTAGCTACACATACGTATAGATTTGTACTGTTATATGCAATTTGTCCTGGAGTACCGGTAGATGTATTGCTGGTTGGAACTGAATTGGATATAAACTTAGCTGGTATAGAATTAGCAAAATTTCCAGCGGTGATTGTTCTTACACTGGCATTACCAGATGGATTCACTAAGACAACCACCCTGTCCGTTGAAGACAGGGTGGTGGCTACAGGAAGCGCAGATACCTTTACTTCTGACATTTTATAAGTTACCTATTAAGTACCAGGGAAGAAGGTATCATCGGTTGATGCATCATTAGCGGATGCCGGAGTACCATATGCTGCAGTCTGAGCGCCGAGAGAGCCCATAGCAACCAATGTTTCATGATGTACACGGCCAGCACGGCCACCAAGAGTAATTGTTACTGTACCGCTAGTTGAAGAAGCTAGATTTGCAGAGAATGTTGCACCGGATCCACCAGATGCACCGCCGGTTGAATTGGAAATTGTAACAACTGCAGTGCTGTTTGCCGCTGTATTAGCAAACAAACCCTTATTGGTAATAGAGAATGTTAGAGTACCACCAGTTCCATTTGTTGAAACGGTAGCAGCTGCATTTACAGCACCGTTTGATACAGTAATAAGGTCTGTATTGTTGTATCCAGTTGCAGTACCGGTATACTTGATTTCTACCACACCCTTCTCACGGTTAAAAGCAATAGCAGCCATGGTTGTATTGGTAAAACCTGCGCCACCAGAAGTTACCGCAACGGATGTCATATTGCCAGTACCGTTGGATGTAATTGTACCGGTAGCATTTGTTCCGCCGTTTGAAACTCTAATTGTCTCACCGTTGGAAAATCCAGAACCAGCCGCTGTTACTGTGAAAGAAGTTACAGGGCCTGTACCTGCGCGGCGAAGGTTCCAACCTGCATGTGCACCACGCTCAACAGAATTATTCAATACATTGTTAGCCATTTCTGGTGCAGATACACCAAATACGCCGACTGCCATTCCTGAAATGAATGCGCCCGGTGTAGCATTGTTAAACATTGCTACGTCTGTGGCGGCGCGCGAACCGGCAGATGTATTGCCGAAGTGAGCATTAGCTCCGCCGCCGAGTTCAACAGCAGTGTATGTACCAATAGGAGCTCCGTTTGACGTCTCCCTTGTAGTTGTGCTGTTTGCAGTAACAGCTTGATCATTTCTACCCCAAAGTGGCATTTCTCTATACTCCTGATGGATTGTTTTTGCTATTTATTCTTTATTTTGTTTTCATCAGAGATAGTGTAGTCAGCTGTATTGTGCTTGACTCCAAACCCACTCTGGTCTTGATTGGCGCCACGAATAGGTGAAGAAACAGAAGTTGGAGGTGTATTACTCTTCAACTTCTTATTCTTCTTTGATTCCGTAATCCAACCGCGAAATGTAAGCATTAGGCCTTTTCGATCCTGTGAACCTCGTGATCACCATAATCATCACTGTCCATCCACTTATCCATTGCCTTTGCATGTGGGAACTTCTTGGAGAATGATGTGCTCTTCATACCCTTTACACCACTGACAATTCTTGGCTCGTGATCTTCAAGACCGCGTTCGGTTGAAGCCTCGGACACATTAAACTTGGATGCAATCTCTTCAAGACGAGCAAGTTCTTCGTTTGAGAATTCTTCGTTGTGAAGCTTGATCTGTGGCTTTGAAACAGTTACAGACTTAGATCTGTTATTATAATCGACTGTATATCTCTTTTCAGACTTATTGTGTAAACCATGATCTATTTCACCGACGTTTCCAACAATACCGTGATAATCCTTACCAGGCGCGTGGATTTTTACTCTTGAACCTATCTTAATGGCTTCATCAATCTGCTCGGCTTCTTCATTTGTTGTCTTGTCGTGCGTAGAATCTGAGCCGGAATAGCGATAACCCATCGTTCCACCAATTCTCTTTGCCTTATATCCCTGTACACCTAGCTTCATATGCTTATGCACAGTATCAGGGCTAACACCTGCTCTCTGACCAATCTTTTCTGCAGAGTGATGTGCAACAAAGAAGTCATTTGGATGCTTAGCTTTATGCTCGTTAGACAAATCCTTGATAGCATTTAACACCTTGGTCTTGGTTGCAAAGCCCTTAGTATTTTCATCAACTGATTCTACTTCCTCGCTGTGGAGCTTCTTCAAGTTCTTCTTGAAGTAATCCACAGCCTTCTGCTTGTAGTCATGACCGTGTTCGTCCTTAGTGAATGTCTTATGTGGCTTCTCGTTAGCAGCCATTACAGTTGCTGATGGAGACTTGTCTGGACGAGGACCTGAGTACGAGACGTAGGGCTTGATAGCTTCTTCAATTTCTTCCTCCACGCCACTATCTTCACGGTCTATTTTGCGAAGCTTTTGAGATGCCTTTACAATACCTTCTCGGCGCGAAGTCTTTACTTGATCAGGTGCTAGTTTTGCAACCTTGGTAACATATGAACCAAGAGTTGACTTCTTTAGCTCATCAATTTGTTCGGCTTCTTCCTTCATTGACTTCTTAATAGCCTTGCGACGATTATGCAAGTACTTGTCTGACTTATCGACATCACCATCGTTGTCAATATCATCATTTTCCTTACCGACCGGATCAAGCTTCTTCTTGCTCTTCTTTTCGGTAACGTCGTCATTGACGTCTCGGTCATTGGTTTCAGGATCGGTATCAACTACCGTCTTACCCTTGCCGACATTATTTGCAGACTCATTTCTCTTCTCTAGAAGTTCACGAGTAGCAGCAATAAGGCTTTCAGGAAGCCCAAAGTTTCTGTTGATTGACATTGATCTTCCTTCGTCAATTTTCTTTGTTTTGATTTCACCAGTCTTAACTAGCTTAGAGTCCTTAGAGTCCGGAGCTGGATCATCCGGTCTAGATACATTCTTAATCTTTACACGAGCCTCAGTACCTGGTGATGCTTGTTCTTCAAGACCCTTGTATTCGATTGACTTTACGGCACTTACACCGTAATTCTTTGCAAGGTGTCGAGAGACTTTATTTCTAGCTTCTCTAGTATCCACTGCGGGAACCTTTAATACAAGCTTTACACCCTTGGGCTTAGCACCAATTGGTTCTAATGTTTTATCATCAACCATCTTATACTGTCTGTCATCATCTGATTTCATACGAACATGAAATACGTGCTTTGCTTCAGTTAAACTATTTTTAGTAGCCATAGCCAGTGTTTCCTTCTTGCGCTTCTCAGCATCAGCTGTGCGATCAGCAATCTTTTTTTCTTTTTCGTTTTTGCTATTAGCTTTTCTATCAGCAACGTCTGCAGCTATTCTAGCATTACGCTGAGCACCATCAGACGGACCTTCACCGTGGTGCTTACCACTCTGCGATGCAGTCCTAATAGTGCGCTTGCTAATTTCGTTACGATAATTTGTTGTCATTTGCTAGAAGCTCTGAGCATCCATCCATGCTTTTCATGAATGTCAATTCGGTCTTGAAAGAAGTTAGCAATTCCGCTCTTGCCGGCCTTTTCAGCCAATCTAAATGCCTTATCAAGTTCTGTAATGAGTTCTACATTATCTGTTTGTAGCTCACTGAGCATTCCTCGAGCATTGGGAATATTGACTTGATCACGAATTACGGAGAGCTGTGAAAATCTAGACATGCTTCCTGGTGCATAAGAATCAAGTGTTCTTAAGTGCTCGGCAATTGTATCTACTGCACCCCATACTTCCGCATAGATATCACCAAATAATGTATGATACTGTGGGAAACCAGGACCTTCAACATTCCAATGGAAGTTATGGGCCTTGAGATAGAAAGCAAAGGTAGAAGCCAGTGCTACCTTCATTTGTTGTGTTAGATCATCCATTATCTGTCTTCTTCTTTCTAGGCTTACGCTTTTTTACTTTCTCTTGTACTGCAATGACAACTTCAGCCACATCAGCCTTGACTTCCTCAACAACAACTTCAGACTTAACGTCTTGCTTAACTTGATTCTCTGTAACCTTATGAGTTTCAGCATCAAGTTTCTTACTGTAATAATGCCATCCTATCATCATGGCAAGGATTACCAGTACTATTACGTATTCCATATTAATTCTCCGTTACCATGCTTTGCAGCTCCAATACCTTGCCTTAGTCTTTGGTCCTGGATTATCACAATTATGTCTAGCTCTAAAACTCTTTCGACGACCTGGAATATGCTTCTTGATGGTCATATTAGGATCGCCAAACTCTACCTTCTTTACATTTCCGGTGCTTGGATTTTTGACGTAGACCTTTGACTTCTTTACGTCACCCTTCATAGGCTTTCCAAGTGACACTGATCTGCCCTGGTATTCAGCTTCATCAATACTTAGGCATTCACGTACTACCTGCTTGATGATCTGACCAGGAGTTGACTTCTTGTAGTTGCTGGTCAGTGCATTAGTACCGATTTCTCTATTGACGGCCTTAATAGGATTCATTGACTCTTGTGCAGACTTAAGTGCGGATGCAGTAGGAGCACCCTTTTCACCAGGCTTGCGCATACGCTCACCAGAACCAGCTGCAATTCGCTTGCGCTTAGCATGTATGTTAGCCCATAGGCCTGTTTTTTCTTCAATGCTCATAGGTTGCTCCTATTGTTATCGCTATTTATAAAAGATATTATCTAGTGACTTCTTCCCAGTCCATAGAGCCATAGACCAATTCGGTGTTTGTGGAAGCTGATACCTCTAGAGTAAGCGCACTGGGCGTACCTGTTAGTCCGTTGCGCTCCAACTGAAACTTAAAGAGTGTCTCTCTTAGGATGTCGATGGATGTACTACCCTGTTGTGTAGAGGTGAAGAATCCACTGGCTAGAATTCTTCCACCTGAAACGGCTGTGCCGGCAATCGTGTACTCAATTGCAGAATCTACACCTGCATCAGCCCACGAGCCGGTTGTCACCGTAGAACCTGCAGCCACTCTCCATGCATAGACACCTGTAGAAACACCCATTAGTGATATAGCGGTAGGAATGACAATAGCATCAAGAGCTGTTGATTTGAGTCTTATGGATACAACGGGATAGTAAGTACCAGCTGTCGTTAATGCCTTAGGTGTGGTGATAGATGTACCTACTGCCTGCTGAAGCCCTCTAAGTTCATAACCACCCTCGGATATAACAGTTGAGCAGACTTGTTTCATTGTGCTAGCAGTTGCTGTAGCTCCGCCATTATTCTTAATCTCGTATCTGACCGGTAGACATGCAGTTGTCATGTATGTAGAAGTTATAAGATTAGCATGATGAAATGAGTGGCAGTGTATTAACTGACCATTGATTACAAACCCGCATCTAACTGTTCCTAGACCAAGCCATTCAATATCAAAGAATGAAATTTGAGCCTTGCTTATATCAAGGGTAATACCGGATGGACTTGATGGAACAGCACCTAGAAGTGTATCTACATTCCAATTTGATTGCGCCACACGAGTTTCTGATATGCTACCACCGACGTATGATCTCTCAACAAAATAGAGTGTTGAGCCGTCAAGCTCTAGAAAGACACCATTTTGCGCACCAAAATAACCAACCCTTTGTCTTAGGTTTGTCTTAGCAGCATTGAATACAAAGGTGTTTAGATTCTGCAATGACTTACCCGGCTGGTAAGCAAATACTTTAGTAGTTTCTCTAATTATTTCAGCATTTGATGTTGTAGGTAAATTCAGTTCAATAAGACCTGCATTTGCATTATGTGCATAAGTAGCACCTGCAGTATTTGAAGTGTTCCACAATCCATTATCTTTATAACGATGTGAAGAATCAAAGAGTGTTAATGGTTGTGACACTCTTGCCCGGCCAAACGCATCAACTGCAGTTCCTGATGGATTAGCAGGTCCAACAAGATTACCGTACTGATCGGCCAACATGACCACTTCAAAGATAGTCTTGCCATCTGGTAGATACTGATGCGAATCTTTTCTAAATTGTGCCATTAACTCTGTCTTTCCAACGATTCTCGAATGACACGGAGTACCGTGCCAAATCTTATAATTCCTGTTGTATTATTTAGCTCTTCCTTAAGCTTCTTAGGCTTTGGAGGCTTTACAGGCTTTGGTGCATTCATACCAGCTTTTACATCGTCAAACATTTCTTGAGCATGTGCAGGACTTACGTGATCTGGAATTCCCTGTTTGAAGCCCCGCAGGTTATTTGCTGCTACGTGTGCTCGCATTTTTGATGCCGACATACCAGCCACACCTTCTGCATCCGGATCTCTTTCACCAGCAGACACAACATTGACAGACTTGAAGTTGAAGTCCTTGCCTGGTCCATTATACTGATCAATGAGCTTCTTAAAATGTTCTACACGATCTGAACCTGCAACCATAGTCAGATGAGTTACACCTTTACCGTGCAGGGCCTTAAGATGATGCATGAATGTAGGCATTTCTTTGGTTGCAGCAGACAAATTAGCACCTGGAAAGAATCTCTTAGCATGCTTGAGCTTTTGTTCAGCGCTCAATGGATTACTAGCAGGATCTTGTGTATGTGAAAGTACAATGGAATGATCAGCATTATTTGCTTTGGCAACTTCCTTGACTTTATCAACGAGGGCTGCATGACCAACAGTCGGTGGGTTCATTCGACCGAATGCAAATACGTGATGAACTT